ATTTCTACTTTGTTACCAAGCTTTGCTGTTATAAGCGGAAACCACTCCCTATCATAGAACTTATGGACCTCAGTTCGAGCATCCAGTTTGTAAAGCAAATCCTCTATCATAGCACACACTGCAGGGAAGGCATTTTCCTTCCGATCAGCATCCATACCAAAACGCCGCTCCTCAGTGACATTCACTTTCAAACCAGGCTGAATGTTATCAAAAGAATGATGATAACAACCAAGATCCGCACTCTTATTAAAATGTATACCAGCATTTCTGTCCCAAGGGACAGTCATATTGACAAGACATTCCATAAACTCATGATAGCTAATGAAGGGAACAATGCTCTCATAAAGGCCAAAAGACCTAAAGATTGACATCATTCCAGCACAAATGTGATTTGGCTCAGCCTTAACTACCAAAGTCTCTCTATTTGCCTTAATAAGATTATCATAGATACCCTTAGGACTGTGACCAGTCTTAAAAGCACCTGCATGATGGTAAAGATCAGGACGCAACAAAGGAACATGTCCGTCGGCAACATCCACACGGGTAAGATCTCCAGCACCCCCCAAAGGTTTTATCCAATGGGGATTATGCTCTGCTTTTTCCTTAAATTTAGCAGGATCTTGCTCTACGGTAACCTTATAAATTTTAGCGAGGCAAAAAGAGGCAAGTGAAGGACAGTCCGCGAATTTTATCTTTTCAGGGACTGGAATTCTCTTAACACTTAAATCGGTTAAAAGCTTCCGGGTAACCAGAGCTCTCTTCACTGATTGAAATATCGTCTCATAAACACTGACAATATCATAAAAAGAGGGAGAAGTACATAGATAGGAGTCCTTAACAGGGTTATTTAACCACTTAAAATCACCAGCTTCGTCAACCTCGTATCCACCAGCAATAAGCCTCATATAAGGATTAATGCCAAGAGGACGCGGAACGAGCTTAAACTCGTCGATGACGGTAAGAACTGCTAGATAATCAGCCATTTCCCACACAGGGAACTCTCCATATGTGTAGGCACGCATGAATTGGGATATCTCATTAGTACGTGAAGGAGTATCATTGAAACCCATATGGTAGGTATATTTCAAGGGATTTCCGCCAATAAAGACTTCAACACCCTGTATATTCCTACCTCTAAGAGCTTCTAAATGGATCAGCATTTCAGAGATATAAGGC